ATGTTACTGCTGTCTTTACTGCTAGCCAGACTCGTGAAATTTTAGATTCTATTACTAATCCTAACGTTCCAGTTATTATTTCTATTTTCTCTGGCCGTATTGCTGACACGCTTCGTGATCCAGTTACATGGACTAAACAGTGTATCGGTGAAGCTATGGATAAACCAGCAGAGTTTGATAAAATTAAGTTTCTCTGGGCATCATGTAGAGAAATATATCACCTGTATATGGCAGAGTTAGCTGGTTGTCATATTATTACCATGCTTCATGATCAGATTAACAAACTTAATCTAGCAAATAAAGATTTAACTCAGTTCTCGAAAGAGACAGTTCAGATGTTTTACAACGATGCTGTAAAAAGTGGCTACAAAATTAATTGAGGATATAACATGTTTGAAGAAAATGAAATTTCAAAGAATGCTAATGGTGGTACTGAGATTGCCAAGAGATCACTGTCTAAACTAATTGATCCAGAACTTCTATCTAACTTTCAGATTATCTCTTCTCGTCCAAGAGATCTTCAATCAGAAAAGATCAGAGTTCTTTTTGCCCATGATCTTCCTGAAGATCCAGAGTCTGCAAAGTTCAGAGATTCGAATTGGCGTAATAAGTTTCACAAATTTGTTTTTATTTCCAACTGGCAGTATCAGCGTTATCAGTTGATTCATGGATTACATGCTAATCCTCAGTCAGTAGTTCTAGAAACAGGAATCTATCCTGCTCCAGAAAGTTGTTTAGAAAAGCCAAAGGATAAGATTCGTTTGGTTTATACTTCAACACCACAGCGTGGTCTAGATATTCTAGTTAGTGTATTTGAACAGATCTCAAAAGATAATCCAGATATTCATCTAGATGTATTCTCTTCATTTAAAATTTATGGTTGGGAAGATGCAGATCAACAGTTTGAACCATTGTATGATCGCATTCGCAACCATCCACAGATGACGTATCATGGTTTTCAACCACACGAAACAGTTCTAGAACATCTGAATAAGTCACATATCTTTGCGTATCCATCAACATGGATTGAGACAAGTTGTCGTGCGCTTATTGAAGCGATGTCTGCTGGTTTAGTATGTGTTCATAATAACATGGGCGCTCTACCAGAAACTTCTGGTGGGTTGAATGTCATGTATCATGCAGATATGGATGACAAGAACCATCATGCTGTTGGATTTGCTAATCATTTGCTACCAGCTATTAATATGGTCAGGGATAATAAAGAAAAGGGCATGATTAATTTTAATAAGGCATATGTTGATGCTCGTTATAATATTAATCTCATTGCTAACAAGTGGGATATAATGCTTAAAGATCTTATGTGGCGTTACCCAAACGTTGAGTCTAGAGGCATTCCATCAGAAATGTTTGTCTATAGGACAATCTAATGATAATAACAAGAACGCCACTACGAGTATGTTTCTTTAGTGGAGGTAGTGATCTTCCATCCTTCTATGAAAAGGAGGATGGCGCTTCTCTATCTGTTACAATTAACAAGTATATTCACGTCATCGCTCATCAAGTTCCCAACATGGGAGTTAAGGTTATGTATGATGACGTAGAAGAACTGCATGATCTAGAACAGATGCGTCATGCTATTACTAGAGAAACATTAAAACTGTATAACGTTAATAAAGAAATAACTGTTGCTTCTATTAGTGACATTGTTTCTAAAGGTTCAGGACTTGGTAGTTCTTCTGCTTTTACAGTGGGACTAGTAAAGGCTATGTCTGCTTTAAACAAAGAAAGCGTTTCTGGTTCTCATATTGCAGACATCGCTTGTCAGATTGAAATGGTTAAGTGTGGATACCCTGTTGGTAAACAGGATCAATATGCTGCTGCCTATGGTGGTTTCAATCTATTCAAGTTTCATACCAATGGTTCTGTTTCTGCAGATTCTATTACATTGAATAATAAAAATATTCAAAAGCTACAGGATAATCTATTGCTTGTGTATTCTGGTAGAGGTAGAGATGCTAATAATATTCTACAGAAACAGCAGAAAGCAATGTCTAACATAGACAAGTTTAAGATCGTTCAAAGAGCCAGAGATAAGGCATATGAAGGCAGAGATCTTCTACTCGAAGGTAAAGTCGATGAGTTTGGCGAACTACTACACAAGTCCTGGTTAGATAAAAAGAATATCTGTGAAGATATCACTCAAGATTATTTCGATGCGGTATATGAAAAAGCCATAGATGCTGGAGCTCTAGGAGGAAAACTCTTAGGTGCTGGTGGTGGTGGATTCTTTATCTTCTATGTTCCACAGAAAGATAAAGAAGGAGTAGCTTGGGAAGTGACAAAATACACAGCGTGTAAAGTTTATGATTTCGAATTTACAGGAAACGGCTCGAATATTGTCTATCATCATCCGTGACTAAATATTATTGACTCTTTAATAGAATAAAGGTATAATAATTTGTCAAATAATGTGATAGCTTTCCCTAAAGCCAATGTTAAGATTTCGAAAGACAACAGAACTGTCGAGAATATTCAACAGAATGTCGAAATGATGAAACATTATCACATTCAAGAAACTATACTGAATCTTGCACCTATCATATTCAATCAGTTAGATATAGCGGGATTCGGTTTAGATGATGAAGACGAAGAAGATAATGATGTTAAGGATGGTGCTTTTATAATCGAAGCATTGAGGTCATATATGTGTAAATATTATGACATTCATCATCCTTTTCAGAAGATAGCTGAAAGCATCTTTGAGCCCAAAGAAGGAGACGAAGAGGGTGCTTTCAGAATAGTAGACGAAATAGCAATAGACTTAAGAGAAACTGAAACCGAATAGGTGATTTGTGATTATTGTTGACTTGAATCAGGTTATGTTATCCAATCTGCTTATGCAGTTGGGCAATCACACTAATGCGCAGCTAGAAGAAAATATGGTTCGCCATATGATTCTTAATTCTCTCCGTTCATATAAGGTCAAGTTCGGAGATGAGTATGGTGAGATGGTTATTGCTTGCGATAATACAAACTATTGGCGCAAGCAGGTGTTTCCTTATTATAAAGCAAACCGTAAAAAGAATATTGAAAACTCTGAACTCGATTGGAAAGCTCTGTTCGAATGTCTTAACAAGATTCGTGCGGAGTTAAAGGAGTATTTTCCTTATCGAGTTATTGATGTCGAGTCAGCTGAAGCTGATGACATTATTGCAACTCTAGTTACTAAATTCGGTTCTGAACTAAATACTGGTGAGAAGATATTGATTCTCTCAGGAGATAAAGATTTTATTCAGCTGCATGTTTATTCTAATGTTTCCCAATACGACCCTACTCGTAAGAAATGGATCAAGCATGATGATCCAGAGAGATACTTGCATGAGCACATTCTAAAGGGAGATGCCGGAGATGGTGTTCCTAACGTTCTTTCTCCTGACAATGTTTTTGTTGTGGGTGATAGACAAAGACCCCTGACAGCAAAGAAAATGGAAAAGATCATGGGCACTGATCTAGAGGAAATGGATACCTCTTTGGCCCGAAATTATTCTCGTAATGTTCAACTTATTGATCTAAGTTTTACTCCTGAAACTATTCGTGAAAAAGTTATGGAGCAATTCGAAGCTCAAAAGGATCGTGATCGTAGCAAACTACTAAATTATTTTATAGTTAACAAACTCAAAAATCTAACTGAACATTTGAGTGAATTTTAGGAGATCATAATGGTCATTGGTATGTCAGAATTTTTGCAAAAAGTTGCAAAGTTAAAGAAAACACAAGAGAAGATTGATGCTCTAAAGCACAATGATAGCATTCAACTTCGTATTATTCTACAGGGAGCGTTTGATCCTAGTGTAGTATGGTTACTTCCGCCAGGAGAACCGCCATATAAGCCAAACGAATTAGTAGATCAACAGCACGTTCTATTAAAAGAATGTGAGAAACTAAGATATTTCATTAAGGGTTTCCATGATAATCTCAATCAGACAAAAAGAGAAACCATGTTCGTAGAGTTACTCGAAAGAGTAGATCCTGAAGACGCTAAACTACTATGCGCTATTAAGGATAAGAAGATGCCATTTAATGGCATTACATTACAGCACGTCAAGGAAGGACTACCAGGGTTAATCGCAGAATGAGCAAGTCAGCACTAAAGAAGTTTAAGAAGAATGATTATTCAGATCACGAAGAGTATCGTGATGATCCTCGCGAGAGGGAAAACAAGCGTAAGGCAAAGCGTGTTGAACGTGCTTTGAGAACTAAAGATATCTCAGCATTAATCGAAGATGAAGATCAGGACTTTATTGACGATGTATCAGAAGATACTTGGAGGTAATATGGACCCTTTACAGTTTTGTTATTGGTTACAGGGATTTTCTGAAATAAATGGTGGAGTAGCGCCAACACAAGAACAATGGAATATAATTCAAGATCATTTAAATCTTGTTTTCATGAAAGTTACTCCAGATCGCTCAACAACTCAGAATAATGAAGCAAATACTTGTTATACAAATCCAGAACCAGTAAAGAAAACACGTCCTACAGAAGATACAATCTGGGAGGAACCCGTGGAAGACATCTGGAAAAAACCGGAGAAACCACCTTCAAGGAGATGTATACCTATATACGATGATAAGATATATAAGATGTTTAAGGATTCTTAATATGTGCCCAACTTATTTATTTCGAAATAATGAAACTGGCGAAGAGTATGAAAACTTTATGTCAATATCTGAACTTGATGCATATCTACAAGAAAACCCACACATAACTCAACTCGTAAATGGTGCGCCAATGATCCATTCTGGCAGAGGCATGGGTAAACCTGATCAGGGTTTCCGTGATCTGCTTAAACATATGAAGAAGGGCAATCAAAAAGGCATATCAAGGAGCACCATCAACACATTTTAGAGGTAAAATGGAAGAAGAAACAGTAAAAAGACTAACACGTAGAGAAAAAAGACTTCTTCGCCAACAGGGAAAACAATCAGAAAATTATCAAGAGAAACTGAATTTTAATTTAAAACATTTTGATCCGTTAACTCAAAATCAAAGACATACTTTTAATGCATTTGATAATGATAAGAATTTGATGTTACATGGCATCGCCGGAACAGGTAAATCCTTTATGGCGATGTATCTTTCGTTGAAACAGATACTAACTAATCCGGACAGTTCTTACAAAAAGATTGTTATTGTTAGATCAGTAGTTCCCACGAGAGACATGGGATTTCTTCCAGGAAACTCTAAAGAAAAGACTAAGGTATATGAAGCACCTTATTACGCAATATGTTCAGAATTGTTTGGAAGAGGAGACGCATACGACTACCTTAAGAATAAGGGTCTTGTTGAGTTTATGTCTACATCTTTCATTCGTGGTATTACTCTTAACAATTGCATTGTCATCGTAGACGAAATGCAGAATGCGACGTTACATGAACTTGATTCTGTTATTACTAGAGTGGGTTATAACTGTAAAGTTATATTCTGCGGAGACTTCCGTCAGAGCGACTTTACAAGAGAACATGAAAGAAATGGGTTAACTGACTTCATGCGAGTTGTTCGTAGTATGAAGTCTTTCAACCTAATAGAATTCGAAGCAGCGGATATCGTAAGATCCGCTCTAGTTAAAGAATATATAATTCTAAAGGATAAAATGAGGATAACTGTGTAGTAGTGAGAAAAGTATTTAAACACAATCTCGTTCAGGAGATTGATATAACCACAGAAAACATCGATGGTAGTAGATATTATGTGTTACCGAACGGAGACAAATTTCGTTCGGTAACTTCTGTTTTATCAGACGCCTTAGATAAAACGGCTCTCATGGAGTGGAGACAAAGAGTAGGAGAAGAGGAAGCTCAAAAGATATCTACTCAGGCAGCTAGAAGAGGAACAGCTGTTCACACTCTCTGCGAGAATTATGTGTTGAATAAGGAGAACTACCTGGGGAATGCTGTTCCTTCTAGCGTAGACTCTTTTATCAGTATTAAATCTGTTCTTGATCATAATGTAGACAACATTCTGGGCGTAGAAACGCCATTATACTCTAGAGCATTAAGAACGGCTGGAAGATGCGATCTGATAGCAGAGTATAATGGTATTCCTTCAGTAATTGACTTCAAGACGTCTAAGAAACTGAAAAAGGAGGAATGGATCGAGTCCTATTTCCTCCAGACAACAGTATATTCTATGATGTTTGAACAGATCTACAAGATAAAGATACCACAGATAGTTGTAATAATATCTGTGGACCACGAGGGTCCACAAGTTTTTCAGAAAGATAGAGGCCAATACGTCAATAGAGTTCTAGATATATTCTCTACTGGTTCTCTATAATACCATGTAGATCGGGGGAGTCAGTTGAATAAACTACCCTCCTGATCCCGAAATGCTCTATGGCTTTCTTGCAACCTGAACATGGTTCAGCCATTCCATCCACCCAAGTCATATCCCCCTTATTCTTTTTCTTTACTCGAAACACGTAAAGAGTGGATCTTTTTAAAAGATCGCTGTCCATATGCCTTAGTGCGCCTAAGATAGCGTCGACTTCTGCATGCTTAAAAATAGATTCAGAATTCTTACCGAATCTTTTCTGCATCGGATGACTCTTCTCAGAGTTGAACCCAACAGAAATAACCTCGTTACGAATAACGAGGCAAGCAGCGAGTTTCATTTTCATGGGATTGTTTACAGCCAGACGACGAGTCAGAGCCATATACTTTTGATCACGAGTCATTACAACCTCGAAAAAGGAGGGGAAGGTCCCCTCCTATCATTTAGTAATTATAACGCTCATTCATGATAGTGTCAAGCATTACTGCTTCTGGAGAGAACTTCTCTACCTGAGTCAAGTTCTTGATCAGAGTAGGAGAGAATCCTGACACAATGGCAACGCCACTAGTATCAAACTTCACTGGCTGGTTACCGAATGAAGCATTTAGATTCCAGAACACTACCTTAGGCATGTCGTAACCTGCATCAGCATACTTACGAGCGATCATTTCAATAGCAGAGTCATCGTGCGTTACGCAATGATCAAACTGCATATCTGAAAGGATCAGAAGCATCTGAGGCATTTCCTCTTGAGGAACATTACCATCCTTTGCTACGTTAAGGATCTTGTTAAGAGCCTTGTGTAGATCAGTGTTCATTGCCCACTTTGACCTCACCATCTGCTGACACTTCTGGACAATGTTGCCCTCGAGGTGCAGTAGTTCTGGCGTACCAGAGAAAGTCAAGAACGTATCCTTGAACTTACCCTTGTTCTTTTCTGCCAGGTATAGACCTAGAGAAACGGCAACATCCATACAAGTAGTCTTGCTCTTTGAGTTAAAACCACCAGCATAGTCGGTCATTGAACCTGACACGTCAACCAGAGGTAGAATGCTAGCATCACCAACATAGTTAGGAAGAGCGTTCCACTGAGCGATGATGTGGTTCAATTCAGTCTCATCGAAACTTTTAGTGTAACCATATGCACCAATACCCTTTAGGATATCATAAGGATACACAGCACCAGCATTTACCTTAACACCTGCTTCACCCTTTACGAGCTTCTGCACGTATTCCTTGAACTTTACCGAGTGCTTGTTGAATGCCTTCTTGTAACGAGAAGCAGCAACAGAAGGAACCTTGTTAAAGTCAATCTCATCCCACTTGTTTGCACACATTGGCGTTTCAACAACGTTGGTCAAATTAACCAAAGTCTTACGATACTGCTTAGGAGTCATACCCAGGAACTGACGTAGCTCTGCAGCTAGTTCGCCCTTACGTGGCATCCACTTAGCAACAAGACCAGCAGTAGCTGGGTTCTCGAGACCCTCACGGATGAACTCAAAAGCAGCCTGACGAACATCGCCCTTAGCAGTTAGAAGGTCATCCCAACGACCAAGTTCTGGAACCTTGTGAACAAGACGAGCAGCAAGTGCAGGATCGTTGTCACAAAGATACTCAAAGATGTCACGGAACACCTTACGCTCACCAGCACCACCACGAGCATCACGTGCCCACAGAGCAATACGAGTTGCGAGATCCTTGTTCTCTACATAAGCAGCAACGAACGCAGGGATAATGTTCTTACCACGAGATGCGCCGATGCTTGAGTATAGATCAACTAGCGGAGAAGCAGTTGACTTTAGAGCCTTCATGCCGTTTTGAGTACGAGCAGTCTGGTTCTTCACAGCATTAACAAAAGTAGACATTTTATATTTCCTTTCTACAGATTCAAGCCAAGACCTGTCTGATCTTGGCACTTTGTTTATGGAGACAGTGTTTATGCGGAATTGAATCTAAAACTAACAGGATGTATTTTTTAGAGCTCTACCAATTGAGCTAATTGGCCCAGGGGCCAATGTTGGAGTCGAACCAACAACCTCTCGATTACAAGTCGAAAAAAGTTTGCTGAAAACATCCTAAACTAACGGGATCAACTTTTTGCTTTTCAATGCATAGCTAGTAGTTGCTGAACTGATCCCAAAACTCTATATTACTATTATACTATACTTCTATTAAAAGTCAAGCAATAAAAATGCAACAGGTTCTTATTTTACGGTGGGAATCGAACCCACTACTTTCTGATTAAAAGTCAGATGCTCTACCTTTGAGCTACTAGTTGTTTGCTGTAAAGAACCTAAACTAACGGGATCACTTTTCACTCAAAGTTTGCGAGTATAAATTGCTGAACGGATCCCAAAGTTAACAGGATTGTCTTGTCGGCGTGACAAAGTTCAAAGTTTGTTGCCTTTATTGTTTGCAGTAACAATCCTAAAACTTTCAGACTAGACCCGATGCCATCGGGACTTCCCCATAAATGGATAAATGGTGGGGAAGATTGGGATCGAACCAATTAAGTTTCTTTTGCTGTACCTAGTCTATAACTTGGAGCGGGCGAAGGGAATCGAACCCTCGTCTTTAGTTTGGAAGACTATGGCTCTACCATTGAGCTACACCCGCAATTATCCAAACGTATATAAATCTTGAAGAATAAAACCCATCGTAATCATTAGAAGAAAGAATGCTAGAACTTTCATCCACATAATTCTAATATACTTATTATCCATAGTCAAACTCTTTTTTGGTGCCGACTAACGGAATCGAACCGCTATCAGAGGAGTACGAAACCACTGTAATGCCATTATACTAAGTCGGCAAATATCAGTAGCAGGTTGTGATCATAAAAGGATCACCAAAGATATACCCAAGAGTGTCCCATGGATCTGGATAAGTTGTGCAAACCGGACGAGGCTGAACAACTACCTGTTTCTGGACAACAACTGGTTGCTGCACCACTACAGGAGGAGCCATCGGAACAGGAACCTGATATGGTGACATTACATAAACGTTACCAGTAACTGGACCCTGACCCATCACAACATACTGCGCAAAAGCAGAAGATGAAGCTAGAATAAAAGCTGTAGCAAAAAGAATCTTTCTCATCTTACCACCCATAATAACCATAAGGATAAACGTTATAAGCTGGAACATAATATCGAGGACCGTAATATCCACCAGGAGCATATGGTCCATACCCATAGTAACCACCATAGTATGGTCGACTGTTAGCAATCGCTCCACCAATGATACCGCCTAATACTCCAGCACCGATTGCTGCGCCATAACCCCAACCGCCATAACCATATCCGTAACGATACCAAGCATTAGCAGGAGTTGCCGCTAATACTCCAAGAACTGCTAGAAATGCTACAATCTTCTTCATGACTTTCTCCATAAGAAGCGGACTAACCGTGGGTCCGCACGAGTCTATTTAGCGACCAACCTAAACTGGCTCCGGATTGGGGAATCGAACCCCACTAACCAGTGATTAACAGTCACGTCCATGCACCTTGCTCGGATTCTCCGGAATATAGAATTATTATACCTTATTTAGACAGATTAGCAAGTTCTTTATTCTGTTTAGTACAGAACCAACAAGTCGAAGGAGTTACTCCTACCTTCTCATTGACAAGATGATCCCGAACAGCCTTCATAATACCTGGATAAGCATCAGCGAAATCATGACCAGAAACAATACCACCTACCTTAACCTTTGGGAACCACGCAAACAAATCCTTTTTAAAAGATTCATAATCGTGAGAAGCGTCGATAAAAACAAAATCTAAACTCTCGTCTTCGTATAAATCTGCAGCTGCTGCACTATCTGACTGGATTGCTGTATAGTAACCTTCGACTGGCTTCATATTATTATTGAATACTTCCAACAAACGACCAGCCTGATTGTCTCTGTCTAGCATCTGTCCTGGTTCAATAAGAGAACCTGTGAAATTATCGATACAATCTAACTTAAACTTCTTACCGCTATTAATAAGTTCAACAGCCAAGAATGCAGAGCTCTGGCCCTTCCAAGTTCCAATCTCTACAACATGCGCATCATCAGGTAACTGGCTTACGGCATGAGCAAACATATCTGGGTAATTAAACCAGCCTTCAACGTTCTGAAAAAAATGTTCCATAATAATCTCCTTAGTGAGGATCAATAACTAGATCGCCAGAAACTCCGACCCTATAATCATCTGACGTGTAAAATGGGTTCACTGAATGCCCAAGTTTTGATGGGAACAAACAAATAATACCTTCATAACTATTATCTGCAGGAACAGGGAAACTACGAGTCTGTCCTAGAATATCTGTGTAATACATAACAAAAGAAGAAGCGCACTTCAAAGTTGCCTTGGGAAATACTGCAAATTCATCTTCTGCTTTATAAGGCATACGCACCCAGATAACAAACGAGTATACGCCGCCATGAATATGATGCGGATGAAACTCATGCTTCTTCTGGAAGTTAGCCCAAAGATCTTTAAATCTAAAATTTAAATGCTTCTCTGGATGAATTACACCAGTAACTTCGTTAATATGATGCGGGTGAGAAGCATGATTATGACTCAGTGCCAGCTTACTGATGTAAGGAAGTAGAGTCTCATTAAGAGCTTCTGTCATATCACATTCTTGATTAATGTTTGCTGTTAGCTTGTATCCTGCTTCTACAGCATTCTCAAAGTTAGTATCAATATGGTTATCAACAACTTCGTTGATCTTATCCATAATATCTTTAGGAACTCTTTGAAACATTACTCCGCTATTTGGAAATGTAAAGAATACTGCTTCACCTTCTTTAAGTTCAGAAATCTGGTCTGCCATAATAACTCACCTGTAAATATTGTTAATAAACTTTATTTAGTAAATTTGGATCGGGGTCTAGGACTCGAACCCAGACAGTCGGTTCCAAAGACCGACGTTCTACCATTAAACTAACCCCGAATAAACTGGTGGACCTTAGGAGAATCGAACTCCTGTCCAACCTTTCGGTTGCTGTTATCCTTTACAACAGTCAAGGCCCATATTGGTGGACGAGGGGGAATCGAACCCCTATAACCTAGGATGCATCCTTGCTCTCGCCCGTAATTTGGTACTGGGACCAGGTATCGATCCTGGACTCCAAGGTCCACAACCTCGGGTGCTACCACTACACTACCCCAGCAAACTGGTGCCCTCGGTCAGATTCGAACTGACACTTGGTTGATTTTGAGTCAACTGCCTCTGCCGATTGGGCTACGAGGGCATGGTGCCTGTTCCTAGAATTCAACTAGATCCTTCCGTTCTTCAGACGGACGTGCGCAGCAGCTACACCAAACAAGCATATTTATAGTGGTGCCCCTGGTAAGATTCGAACTTACAACCTCCTGATTCTAAGTCAGGCATCTCTTCCAGTTGGACTACAGAGGCATTAATGGTGCGAGATGACAGGATCGAACTGCCGACATTCTGCGTGTAAAACAGACGCTCTCCCAACTGAGCTAATCTCGCATAAACTCTCCACCGTTGCAAACTATGTCCTTCCTAGGTGACATAACTCACGATGTTTTAATTCCGATTAATCGCCTCGGTGGCACAACGATCGGAATATTGGTCCGAGTGGCTGGATTCGAACCAACGACCCTCTGCTCCCAAAGCAGATGCGCTACCAGACTGCGCTACACTCGGGTAAACTGGATGCGGACCCATGAGTCGAACATGGCTCTCTTGCTTATGAGACAAGAATGGTCTCCGGACCACCTGACCGCAAAACTGGTGCTGATAGTTGGAATTAAACCAACCTTAAACGCCTTATGAGAGCGCCTCGACATCTTGCCGACCTACCAGCGAATAGCTGCCACGATTTCTTATAGTGGTGACGGGCTTCCACTACTGGTACGCACCTCGATAGATCTAGAAACCATCGATTAGTAATCCAGCGTCTTGGCGAGGGTCGGACAGTTTCAGTCCTTTTCGTGCCTTCTATCTGCAACCCCCATAAACATAATGGACTCCACGACAGGATTCGAACCTGCATTTGCATCCAGTTACCTTACTCTTCGTTCGTAGCGAAGGTGGATACGTGGAGATAAATCTCTAAGGGAGTTACTACCATCTCCCAGCCACTATTACGTTGTGGCAGATTTGCTGGATAAGACGATGCGCTAAGACGGACGTTTAGGTTGCCGCCACCTATATCCATATCACACAGCGCACCCGTGTAATATGGTAGCCCGAGGTATCCAACTCCTCGGACGAGTCAATGAAGTTGGCGAAGGTGGTAGGATTCGAACCCACGATCACGGTTTTGGAGACCGTTGCTTTAGTCCAGGCTAAGCTACACCAACACTGGCGGAGGATAAAGGAATCGAACCATCAACCTTTCGGTGCCGCAGTTTTCAAGACTGTTTGTCCACCATGGACGGTATCCTCCATACTCGTTACTATTTATACAATTGGTAGAGCGGACGAGATTCGAACTCGCATTGCACAGATTGAAAGTCTGGGTTCCTAACCAATTAGAAGACCGCTCCGTAATTCATATTATCATTATACTATATTCTAACAAAAAGTCAAGTGGCGGAGAGTGAGAGATTCGAACTCTCGGTAGAATTTCTCCTACGCTCATTTAGCAAACGAGTGCTTTCGACCACTCAGCCAACTCTCCAGTATTGGTAGGGGTGCCAGGTAACGCTCCTGGTCGAGAACGGTAATCGGCCGCTAAAGGGTTTATAAGTCCCTCTTGTGTCTTACACCCACCCCCATAATGGTAGACCGTACTGGATTCGAACCAGTGTCCTAGGATTAAGAGTCCTGTGCTAAACCAACTCAGCTAACGGTCCATAATAAAAAGACACGCAACACCTCTCCCCGTATCTGGTAGCTATCTCCATACCCGCTTCATAGAGGCCAGCGTCCTGTTGTTGCGTATCAAACTGGCGACCGTGATGGGGATCGAACCCACCTGAACTTGTTAGACAGACAAGTGATCTCACCAGAGATCTACACGGCCAAATTGGTGGACCAGAGAGGACTCGAACCCCCCACCCTCTGCGTGCAAAGCAGATGCTCTCCCAGATGAGCTACTGGCCCAAAAACATATTTAGTGGAGGATCCGGTCGGACTCGAACCGACAGCCTTGGGATTAAAAGTCCCTTGCACCACCTATTGTGCTACGGATCCATATATTTGGTGCGTGAGGATGGATTCGAACCACCAATGTTACCACAAAGGGAACGGATTTACAGTCCGCCGCAACACCACCGTCGTTGCCGCCCACGCATATTAGTTATAGGTTGACAAGAGCGAACCTTGCCATTCACATGTCTTTGCGACCGTTGATGAAATATCTCTTGCGAGTTACTCCATGATCCAAACGCCGACAAACCTATTGGTTGTCCACTGAGGTTACGCTCCTCACGGCTACTGTCTTATCAGGACAGCCCCTTCACTAGCTGGGTCGTGGACAATAATACTTTTAAAGAGATACAGGTTTACTATGCCTCGCACCAGATATATTGATGGCCATCTCACTGGATATGAGACACAAGGTTTGAGTTTCAGTTATTAACGCTAGCTCCCTCGCACGAGCCTGTACCTATCTAAAAGTATTGGAGGGGATGATGGGACTCGAACCCACATCAATCAGGTTTTGCAGACCTTGCCGTAACCAGTTCCGGACACACATCCCCATAAGAGACAGATTAACTGTCTCTCTATTTATTACAGACCAGCTGCTAGAGCACGATAACCAGCAGCAACTAGCTTGCGACTTGGCTTGCCAGCACGATACTTACCAACAGTCTCACCCTTTGAGTTCTTGCGCTCATTGAGATAGATAGCATAACCCATCTGACGAATCTGGTAAACAGCATCGTGCGGGTTAGCAACACCATATCGAGTCTTAATCTGCTGAGCAGTCAGTTCCTCGCCACGATTCACAAGAGCCTCAAAAACACGATCAATCTTAGTAGCATTCTGAACCATTATCTATATCTCCTTACATAATATTTACAATTGAACCATTACCATCAATGGCACGCACACGAGCTTCTGGAAACTGCCACTGAAGCTGACGCATAGCCTGAATAATAAGAGGAGACTGATTCGGCGTAATACCAAAAGTTCTCCAGTTACCAGTCTGATCGAGAAGCTGAATTTCAATGTTTTCCATAACTCGTCCCCTTTTCTTAGGATAGCTTAATATTACTATATTCTTCCAGCAAAGTCAAGACATTTTTTAGGTCAGAACAGACGATCTTTTTTGTCGGCCACTCATCAAAATGATCTCGGCCAGAGATCTCTACCATCCAACCATTCTCGAAACGATATACAGTTACGCTATCGTTTACTGAAGAGAACATATTCGAAACCATATTAACCTTCACCTCATTCATACTAACCTCTCCTAGATTTGGTTCCAACAGTGGTTAAGTCCACGTTTGGTCCCGCATACTGCAACCCGCCCTTATTATAGAGCGGCATTACCAGACTAGCCTTCTTCAGAATTTCTTTCTGAACATGCTCTGGTTCTTTATGAAGGTTGGTCATAATGTCTCGCTTGGCGCAGGAAGACGCATCACCTGACAATCCTGCGGAAACGTAGTCACTTCGATCAACCACCATAGTATCATTATACTCTGAACGCCACATTTTGTCAAGCACTTTTTTATCTTTTTTCGAACGAATCTGGTCCGGATGGACTCCGTTCTTGAGCAGCCACCGATCGTGGTCTGACACTAACTTAGACTTGACTGTGGACTTTCGTTTACGTTTGCGAGTGTTTAGGCTCGTATAAAACGCAGGTAAAATGTGCATAGACATAGGCGAACCTCCATCATATACACATTATAACCTATATTTAGGAAAAAGTCAAGTCTTTTTTTCGAGAGTTTCGATAAATTTTTCTACTGCTGGGTTGTAGATCTCTTCAAGTATTTTACTTGCGTAACGATGATTTTCGTACTCTAATTCTCGCAAATACTTGTATCTGGCGTCAATCATTACTTCTAATGTTTCGACCAATTTCTTGATCTTATTCGATCTCTTCGACATCTATATTTTCCGGCATTTCTACAGTAATGTATTTGGCTTCTTTATCAAGTAACATATGAGCTTCTAGAATATCTCTCACTTTAATAAGCGCAGTTATACACTGATTCACTGTGTTCTGTACTGCTTTATCATTATGCCCTTCTTGGAGATCAATCAATGCAGCATATAGATTATTGTCTATAGAATAATCAACCATAAAACGAACCTTTTCGCCCGCTTCTACATGTTCATGCACTTTAGTCGGAGGAAATAAAATATTTTTAATATCATCAAGTTTTTGCTGAGCAGCAGTCTTTTTAGCCATAATATATCCTTACTTCTTTTTACGCCCCATATTATACTTAGCCTCAAGAGTCCAATCGTTTTTTTCTTTATGATTGATAATCTTAATCTGATTCATAGAAGCCTGAGGATCTAGAATATAATCAGGTTCTACAACCTTTAATAGTCCCCAGTCTTGTAGTAGAGAAATTATTTTATTTCGGCGACCTTTATCTTCATCAGAAAAGTTGGAAGGCTTGCCATCTATTAAAAACATTTCTTTAAAATGCACAATATAATATTTGCCTTGTTTGTGGAAAATATGGCAAGACTGATAAAGTTTCTTTTCCTTACGAGAAGCAACACCAATACGAGTTAAAGTCTCTTTAATCTTTAGGAAATCTTCTTCTTCGGCAATCTTCACCTCAATTAAAGAATCAAGAAGTTCATTCATTTTACCCCACCTTTTTCTCTTCCTTTTTTTATTTTTTCAATTTGCTCCGGCGTAAGGACTTTCAACACTTCTTTTGCTCGGACAACATTATATTTATAATATTGAGAAACTAAGGTAATCAGTTCTTCTTTCTTCTCTCTTGCCTTCTTTTCTTCTTTAGTTTCTGCCTTATACCATCTCTTTTGTTTTCTAATAGAATTATAGAGATAATCATAATGCATCTGATCTGTTATATTATGATTGATGTTTACTTCATTAACAAAGTAAATTAGATCCCTATGGTTACATAATACAGAATTGGTTCTCCATTGAGAATAATCCCCATCGATCTCAATTTGCTTTTTCTCATTGATAAGATTATTCTCATATCTCCAATCATACCTTTCTTTTTTAACTTCTGTTGTTATAGTTTCAGGATTTCTTTCCTCCATCAATACATTAAGGAATTTAGCCATTAGTTAAACTCGCAATCCATCATGACTTCTACTAGGAATGCTAGAAAGTTAATCTCGACATTAGCAGCAAATGCATTCTGATATTGATACTTAGCAAGTAGCAATACTAATTGAGCGCATGATTGTGCTGGCATGATCTCTGAAGAGATATTATAAAATTCATTGTATAGAATATTAGGATCTGTATCCAGATTATTCTTTACCCACTTACGAATTTCAGTATAATCCTTGCTCTTGAGATACTTGACCAAATCCTTAATAGATGCTTCCTGTAGGTTAACAAGAATACCCGTATCAATAGCACCAGTTGCAGAATAACGCTGAAGTTCATTCAGAACACGACGCCAATCTGGGAAATGCTTATTGATTACTTCAGCAACAACCTTCTGATCATACTCAATGTTTTCCTGATCAAGAATGAAAGTAACACGCTTGAAGAATTGTGTAGCAAGTTTGGCCATAACCTTCTTGCTGATCTTAAAATCAATTACCGAACACCTAGAGTGGAGGGGATCGATAATTCTATTTTTAAAATTACAGGTGAGGATGAAACCACAGTTACGTGAGAATTCTTCCATGAAGTTACGTAAGGCAGGCTGTGTAGAGTTGGCGTTGAGATAGTCTGCTTCATCCAAGATGACATATTTTCTCCCTCCCGATAGGGACACGCTAGAGGCGAAGTTGAGAATTTCGTTTCGGAGTGTATCAATATTGCCATTCATAGATCCATTAATAATGATATAATCACAACCCAACTGCTCCAACATAGCACGGGCGACTGTTGTTTTCCCAACACCTGCTGAACCTGATAGGATTAAGTTAGGAATATTCTTCTGATCAACAAACTGTTGAAAGGTTTTCTTAAGATCACAAGGAAGAATAGTATCTTCAATAGTTTTAGGACGATACT